TCGTTCTGGGCTCTGAGGACTTCCAATCGTTGTTCAAGGTGCTTCTTCAAGGCGTTCCATGTCGAGGAAACACGGTCGGCCTTGCCAAGGGTGAATTGCTCGTTCATTGCTCGTAGGCCCGGCCAGGCGCCGCGCGTCCCGGGGGTTCAGTCGGCGGCTTCAGTGCTTGGCCTGCTTCGTTCATGCTGGCCAGTTCGCGCTGCAGGTTGGCCTTGATCGTGGTGTCTGCCAGCTTGGCCTTGACTTCTTCCAGCGTGAGTTCGCGTTTGCTGGCGTAGTCCAGTTGGGCCAGTTGCAGCTTGGCATTTAGTTCTGCCATGCGGGCCTCGTGTTCCCGCTCGGTGCGCTGCGTCTCGGCTTGCACGTAGGCGCGATCCCGGTCGGTGTCGGTGGCGTCCCGTGCCATGGCGCCCTGCTCCCGCATCTGGGCAATCTGCACGTCCGTCTGTGCGCGGATCTGCGCGGCGGCCAACTGTGGGGGGGGCGGCGGCGGCGTGCTGCGCATCTTCTCGATTTCGGCCTGGGTGTACTGGAAATCCTTGGGGTTCAGCCGCTTGGACTTCAGCCACTCCTGCAGCCACTTCTGCGGGTCCACGCCGTATGCCGGGTTCAGCACCATCGGGCCCATCTGGGCAATGGTCTGGTCCTGAATGGCGCGCTCCACCAATGCAGCGGAACCATGGGCGTCAATGTCGAAATCGCCCTTCTCGTCATCCGGGATGTCCGGGTCCAGCAACAGCAGCTCGTAACTCTGGCGCACCACGGGGTCAGTGATGTAGTCGTCCACCGCATACCCCACCGAGCGCAGCAACTGGTTGGCGTTGTTGTTCTGAAGCTGGGCAGCCCCAAAGGTGTCCGGCGTCGTCGGCCCGGTCTGGCCTTGGGTGATCAGGGGAATGCTGGTCGATTCCTCTGCCGTGCGGTAGCCGAACTCGATGATGCTCAACATGGCCGGCGTGACGTTGGGGATCACAAACGTCTGGAAAGCCTGCCGGATGTCTTCCAGTGCCGCCGATTCCAGGGCATACCAAACCTTGTCGGGAAACACAATCCACTCGCCATCGGCGGGGACAATCACGCCCTGCTTCACCACGATCTGGCTGCCGGCGCTCTTGCCGGCGTTGTTCAGCAGTGCCCGGGTTGATGCGTTGACGATGCGCTGCGGGGCAAAGATCTGCTCCGCGACTCCAACACCGGCCCAGTGCCCGGCGCGGCGCTGCCATGGGCAAGCGTGGTAAGGCAGTTCACCGCTGTCCAACGGGCTGAACACCGCCTTGATCACGGTGTCGTTCACCATCGTCATGATGGCGTGGAACGTCTCGCCCTCGGGGAACTTTTCGCCGGGCTTGCAGCAGTAGATTTCCTCCATCTGCTCCCGGGTCATCTGGCCGTAGCGATACCAGACGGTGTAGCGGCCTTTCTTGTTCTCCGGGTTCAGTTTCAGCGTGCCGCCTTCTTGGGTCTTGCTCGGGCCTTCGTCCAGCACCTTCTTGACCTGCTCCTTGAGATAGGTCGGGTCGCGCATGAAGTTGCGAAGCTGCTTGTCGCTGAGAAAGTCCTTCTCATAGAGATAGCTGCCATGCTGGATGTTCTCGCCGCAGCTTGCGTCCGGGTAGATGTTCCACGGGTCGCGCCACTCGTAGCCCGGCACCGTCTTGTCCAGGATCAGCAGCGTGGTTTCGCCGGCCTTGTCTTTCTTGACGGCCTTCTTGCGGCGCACCTGGGGGATCGGCCCCTTGATGATGCCCACCCCAATCCGGGCCATGTCAAAAATGACCTTGCGCATTTCGGCCGGGTACTGGCTTTCCACCATCCAGTCGTAGATGCGCTTTTCAGCCTTCTTGGCCTTCTTGTCGGCCAGCTCCTGCTTTTCCTGCGCCAGGTCTTTGACCTTTAGAGGAACCTCGGTCGGCTGGGCCGGCATGCCCGGCTGTTGCACGACTTCCTCGGGCTTTAGTTCCCGGGTGGCCGGCTGGCCGTTGTCCAACATCACATTGCGGGCGTCGTCCAGGAACTCAGCCACGCCTTCAGCGATTGGAGACGCGGTGAACGTGAAAGGCTTGCCGTCAATGGGTAGCAGGATCTCCTGCAGCTTGGCGGCGCCGGCATCGACGTAGCGGCTGGTCAGGCGGATGAAAACGGTGCTCCGGCCATCGTTGAACCGGGAATACCCCGTGGTGACAGGCCCGGACAATGCCGTGGGCTTGGCCCAGTTTGCCCCGGTGAACTCGCTGCGGTTGGCATCGTCAATCCCGAGGTAGGCTTCCTCGCACTGCTGCCAGACCTTCTCAATGCCGGTGTCTCGCCGCGCGCTGACAGCCTCGTCCCGCTCGGTCGTGAAGAACGTGCTGATCCGTGCCAGGCGCTCCATGCGCTCGTTCGGGTCTTGCTGCGGCTGTGGTTTTGTGGGTCGTTTCATCGATTACCTTCTGCCGCGTCGTCGCATCCATAGCAGGATGTTCATCAAGCCTTCGCCCAGCCGGGCGCCCCACCACTTTCCAGCGGTGTTGCCGTTCCAGTCGCCGTACATCAGCTTGCGTCTCGGGAGACGATCACGCGCGTGCCGTCTGCATACGTTGCCGTTACCCGGTCTGTGGTGCCGTCGATCCCCTTGAACACAGGGGAGCCGTCTTCCAGACCGGTTGCGTTGCCTTGGGCCACTGCTGCCAGCAGCCGGAGAATTTCTGCCGCCGTGTAGCCGGACTCGATCACTTCGGTCCACGGGTTCGATGCGCTGCCGGCGTCGTTCAGCTTCTCGCCCATGGTCCCGGGGTCGTTGTTCTGGCTGGCCAGTGCCGCCCAGACTGCCGGGCCGACGTTGGCCGTGGTCAAGCCTGAGCCCGTGACAACGATGTCTATCGTCATGTCGCCATAGGCCCGGATGACAGCATCCAGGTCCCCGGAACCCGTCAAGATGGCCACCATGCTTGCCACTGCCTGCATGCCGCCAGCAAACCCACCGGTTCCGGTCAGGTCCACCGTCATAGCCCGACGCCCTTGAATCGTCGCCGTCAATGTCCCTTCGCCGGCCAGAGCCGCCAGCATGGAAACCACCAGGCCGGCCGTGCCCGTCAAGTCACCTGATCCCGTCAGGTCCACGGTCATCTGCTTGGCCGGGAACAGGTTGGCCGCCAACGTGGCAGACCCTGCCATCTGCATTGACATCCCGCCCGCCGTGATCGGTTGGTAGTACGTGGCCGGCGAGTAATACCCGGTTGGCTTTGCCTCGGTTGCCAGAACCGTGCTGGCCCCGCTCTGAGCAGCCCAGAATCTCCACTCTCCCATGTTGCGGCGCCCGCCTGGGGTTACTGATGCCGCGCTACCAAAGGGTCGCCCCGCGCCAAAGTTCAGCCGCGAGTTATTGCCCAGCAGTCCCATCAGGACCATCCGAAGTTCAGCCGGCCGTCAATGGCCGAGTTGGCAGGAGTGGCCACGCCAGACTTGCCAATCAGGTACAGAGCCGCACCGTCGTACACCCGGGGGAAGCTGGGGTACATGGCCTGCGTGTAGTCCATAAACGTCGGCTGCCCCAAAACCTGCAGCGGAATCTCGCCCAAAGGAACGTACAGCGCCACGGTGTAGGAGCCCGACACGTAGGACGTGCTGTTTCGGATGGTCTGGATCGACCGGATGCCGGCGTCCGAGGCTGCCAGCGGGATAGATGGCCCAAACTTCCCGGCGCCCGTTGCACCGGAATACAGGATGTGGCTGTTGGATGCCGCAGTCTTGCCAATCGGCGCGCTTGGACTCGTCGGCGTTGCCCGGCTGGCCGTGCCCGCGCTGTTGGTGTAGTCCAGCGTCAGGGCCGGGGTTCCCGCTCCCAGCGCAGTCGCGGCGGGGTTGAAGAACATCGCCTGAACACCAGCACCGTCCGAATACCTGGGCAGCCTGCAAGTCAGCGTGTGCGTTCCCGTCCCGGCGTCTGTGAAAGAAACCACCGTGCCCGCCAACGCATTCGCGTAGGTCGTCGCCACCTTGGCCGTAGTTGCAGACTGGCGCACCAGCCAATAGTCGGTGGCCAGAGACAAGCCCGTGGGCAGCGTGCCGGTCGTGGTGAACTGCACCTTTTGGTAGTTGCTCCAGTCGTTGGTGTAGGTCAACAGCAGGCCCGAGCTGCTGGAGGCCGTGAACGTGTTGGACGCCACTACGGATTGGGCGGTGGTTGTCGTCACCGTCGTGACCCGGATGAAGGCCAGAACGTCGATGATCTGCACCGTGAACGGAACCGTTGTGGCTGCCGCGGTCACGGCATAGGCCGACATCAGGGTCTTGAAGTCCGCCCCCGTCGCGCCGATGTTGCCGCCGTGCTGAATGCACCCTGCGCTGGTGGTCACGTCATAGACCGACTGGAACTGCAGGTTGGTGCCCACGTCAAAAATGGCATCCGCCTGGGGCTGGCCGCCTCCACGGAAAAACGTGTGCCACTCATTGGCCACAGCCGCAGCCGTGGGGTTGAACTGCTTGGTGAACGGCGCGGAATACTGCTTCCCCGATGCGCTCACGTTGCTGATCATGTTGTCGTTCGACGTGAATCCAGCCATTACGTTGGGCTCCAAATGGTTGTCAGGTTGCCGCTGATGTTGGCGCCGGCCAGTGTTCCCACCGGTAGCGCGATCATGTTCAGGTAGGCGTCGTCCTGAATGCGTGGCAGCTTTGCAAAGTCTTGCCACAGGTCGTAGTAGTTGGGTTGCGTCGTCTCGAAAATCGTGAACTCTGCGATGGGTGACACCAGCACGATGGCCAGCAGCCCCACGTCTGCCGTAAAGAACTCGATGCTTTCTGGGTACTGCACCCCGGAATCCCCGTGGGCCAGCGGCAAGAACCGCCCGGTCGCGCCGGCCGTGGCCGTTGCCGATGTCGCCACCGTGCCAGCCGCGATCTGCGTGTTGCACGTCACAACCGGCGTCGTCTTGCCCGATACCCCGTCCTGATTCCGGTACGTCACTTGGAACTGAGCGCCCCCGATGTAGGGGTTTTGCTCAATCACCATCATCTGCACGCCCCGGCCGTTGGTTTGCCTGGGGATCGTGATGCCGGTCGTCAGCGTCTGCACGCCGACATCCATGGCTACGCCCGGGTAGAAGGCCAGGTAATCCATAACCTCGATGGTCAGTGGCGCGGCCGTGGCTGTCACCGTCTGGATCTCAAACCGGGTCAGGAACTTCTGGTAGCTGCTGCCCACGTCCGGCCCGTGATCCAGTCCGCCGTCTGTGCTGCGCTTCAAGGCCGTCGCCGTCAACGGGGTTGCGAAGTAATACTGCGCGAACGGATTGCCTGGGCTCATGCTCAGGTCAAACCAGATCCCCGATGCCGTGGTCTGCGTCGGAGCCTTGCTCCAGCTTCGGAACAACCGGCGTCCTTCGCGGTAGGCGGCTTCAATCTCCTTGCTGGTCAGCGCCATTGGTGCCCCGTGACAGCATGGGTTCTTCTTCGTCGTTCACGACATCAAACGGCGCTTCGCACTGGCAAGCCTTGTGGTCTTGGCCTTCTTCCACCCGGGTCACAAGCCCGCAGGCCGTGCATGTGTACCGCTTGATGGCCATTTCACACGCTCCGGCCGGTCAGGTGCGACAGCAGTTGGCGAATGGTCAGCGTGACCTTGATCCCCGCGCGCTGGATTGGTGGCATGGTTTCCAGTGCCCCTTTGCCTCTCAGCGTGACTTTGCGGTTTGCCCAGATCGTGGCCGTGGTGTGCTCACACGAGAACTCCTTGACAGGCTCCAGACCTTCGCCCTGCGGTGTGACGCGCACGGGCTTCCCGCACACGCTGCATTCGTACAGCGGCGGGAACTTGTCGGCCAGGCGCATCAGGTTTCGGTGATAGTCACAGCGCCAGCGGCAAACCGCGGCTGGATCTGGTTGGACACCGCAATGCTGGCGTTCAGGTCGCCGTAGTGGAAGATGTCAGACGCCCCTGCGCCCTTGCCGGTACACGCCGACGTGATCGTGGCACCAGTCACACCGCACTGCGGGAACTCAATGCTGGCCACGTTGGACGTTGCACCAGCCGAAGGCGCAGCCCATCCGCTTGTCGTGCGGGCCACGGTCTGGCGGGCATAGTTGGTGTAGGCCGTCTCGTTGCTGCTCATGGTCGAGCTCGCGCTGTAGCTGGCCGTGGCCAGGGCCACACTCACGGTCGTGATCGGGCTCGCCGCAGCGTTGTCCGCAATATTGGCGATGGCCGTGGCGTTGTAGAACAACCCAAGCAGGTTGTTGGAGGTCGTCGTGCTTTTGGGCATGTCAGGCCTCCACCAGCTTGGAGATTGCCGCGCGCATCTCTGCCAGGCGCTTTTCTGCGGCGTCCGCCTCTTCGGTGGCCAGAGCGATTCGGGCACGGATGGCGCCCAGTTCGTTCTGCGCGGCGGCCGTGGCGTTCTCCACGTCGCGGGCTTGGCCGGCCAGCTTGTCCAGGCGGGCCTGAGCCGGTGCCAGCAGAGCCGCGGCTTCGCGTTCTGCGTTGGCCCGGATGGTCGCGGCCTCCTGCTCGGCGGCGATCTTGATGTCCGTCGCCTTGATGTCGGCTTCAAACTTGGCCTGCTGCAGGATGTCCGTCGCGTCAGCCTGGGCCTTGGCGACTGCTTCCCGTGCTTCTGCCAACTCGGCCAGCGCACTGGCGCGGTCCACATTGGCGTCGTGCGTGGCGGCCTTGGCTTCCTTGGCAGCCTGCTCCAGACTGCCGATTTCTTCCAGCATGGCCGCTGCAGCCACCATGCCCTCGTATTGGTTTGCCAGCCTGCGGATCGCGTCGGCTGCGTTGATTTTGTCCATAGTGGTTCCTTCTCAGGTACGCATCGGGTTGGCACGACGCAGGGTCATGGAAACCGTCAGGCTGGTGGTGTCGTCGCCGGCCGTGACTTGGGGGCGCACGTAGCGCGGCGTCTCCACAATCTGGCGAATGCCTGCCGCTGTGAAGCTGGCCGCCGATCCTTGGGCGTGATAAAGGGTCGCCCAAGTGCTGTTGTCGTTGCTGCCCTCAATGACGACAGTTCCGCCAACGCCGAAGGTGCCGGTGACTTGGACGCACCGGTCGGCCCATGGGATCAGTTGAACGGGGCTGCCGTCGGCGTTGTGCGTGGTCAACGGCGTCCAGGTGAACATGAAGACGCTGCCGTCTCCTGCGATGTCGCCGTCATTGGTGGGGGTGACTGTGGCCATTTTGTGGTCCTCTGCTATGTGTGTGGTGGGCTATCCGAGTACGCCCATGCCGGGTACGGTCGAATAGTTGGGCGTCAAAATCTTGACTGGCGCTGGCGGTGGTGCGCCTGGGTAGGCAAACGTCAGGGCCAAGCTGTCAGCCCGGTCTGGTGACTTCACGCCTCGCTTCTTAGCGTCTTCCTTGCTCTCAATCAGCAGTTCGCCGGCCCGGTAGCTGTACTGCAGCGATGTCAGGTCGGTCTTCAATTCCGGATCATTCGGGATGGAGGCTGCTTTCAGCCATTCCCGCATTTCGCGCCACATGAAGGCCCGCAAGTTGTAGTCCTGGCCGTTGCCCATGCGAAGCGAGCTGTTCACGTCAACCACAATCGGTTGCTTCCGCCCCGTGGTCTTGTCCACCCTGTCGGGGTAGTAGCCGCGCAGAATGTCCGCGACTCCGGCGCCGATGCCGATGGTGTCCACCGCGATCTGCTCGGGCGCCTCGTTGTAGGCGCTGATCTCTGCCTTGGTCCGTGCCGCCACCTGGGTGACATCGAGCTTTGCCGCGACTACCTGCCGCAACAGCACCCGGCCACGCCTGAAGCTGATGCAGGTCTTGTCATCCCCGAACCTGGCCACGTCAACGCCAACACGCAGCCCGCCTTGCGGCTTGACATCGGCCGGGCCTCGCATCTGGGCGGCCAGCACAATCTCGCCCGGGTTGAAGGCGTTGCTGATGGAGCCTTCGTAGTTCCGGTCAATTTCCTGGGCCACGATCACCGGGTCCAGCGTCTCGCATTGGCGCTGATACCAGGCTTTGTCTTTCCTCGGGTCTTCCTTCCAGTCGAACACGAACACCGAAATCTTGCCGCTGTGCCGCTTGCGGTAGAACGGATTGCCTGGCCCGTTGGGCGTGCTCACGTCAATCTTGCAGTTCGAGGTCTGGCTCAGGGCTGCGTCAATCGCTTCGGCATGCTCGTAGAAAGCCGACTCGTCCTTGAAGTAGATCGAGGTTCTGTTGCCTCGCCCGATGTTGTCGCCGGCCTCGCCTACGATGCTGGACCCGTTTTCTCGGTTCAGGATTCGCATGTGCGGCGCATCGGTGCGCTCGTTCCAGTCTTCCGGGCGGAACTCAATGGGCAGCAGGTTGATGAACTGCCGGATCTTCCAGAACAGCGACTTGGGGTCGCCAATCTTGTCTACGTATTCTTCTTTGCGGCTGCCGAAGCCCACCACCACGCCCGGGTGGAACAACCACATCCAGACGCCGACAGCCACGCACAACCACGACACGCCCATGTCCCGGCTCTTTTCGACCAGGCCATCTTCCCGGCCGCGCCACCTGGCTACCACCCAGTCGATGTACTCAACCTGCTTGGGGAACAGCACAAACGGGATCAGGGTTGGTAGC